GAGTGTTGGTCGATCAGCACAACAACCAAACGGTGAAATTGTTTTTATTGCCGAGTATTTTATTAATAAAAAGAATACAGAAACAGTCGTAATATTATCTAGTCCTGAAGATCCTAGCACAGCTTGTATAGGTTTTAGAAGTTTTGATTTGAAACAAGGTATTGAAATTAAAAAATATTTAATGAAGAAGAATAGATAATAACTAGACAGGACCAGGGGGCGGTACCCTGCCACTCCACCATTTATACAATGAAATATAGGGGGTGGATATAAGTTTCGACTTCTAGGTAAACCTATTTGGAGTTAAATCGCTGACACCGTAATGTCAAATCATAGATGCTAACGAAAGTTATGCTCTTGCTGCCTAATAATAGGTAACGGCGTTGGCCTACACGTGGCAACAGAAGTAGGCCGTAAGAGGTATGCAAAAATATCATATCTCAAATGTGAGTATTGCATATAAATAATATTATGATAGAAAGATTAAAAGACTTAATAGCTAAAAATTATACAGATAAACAAGTTAAAGAAAAGAACGACATTCTATTGAAAAGTAGAAAAGAAGTTGAAATTAATGGTAATGGTACGTCAGGATACACTATAAAAGAAGGCGAACATAAAGGTACCGTTTTAGGCCATATCACTAGAAGTCCTAAAGTAATTTAACTGGTTGACAAATACTCTATTTTTGTATATACTATAAGTATTAACTAAAAAAGGAGTAAATAATGTTTACTACAAGAAATCTAATTATCGCCGCTGTTGTAGTGGTAGTTTTAGTATTAGGTTATATTGCATTTAAACCTTCAAAAAAGGTTGATGTAACACCTACTAAACCAGCTGCAACACAACAAGTTGCTCCAGCAAAACCTGCTGAACCAGCTAAAAAAGACGAAAAGAAGAAGTAGTTAATTAAGAATCAGGAGGGTTTAAATCCCTCCTGATATAAATAATAACGCTATAAACACACACACAAAGGAGAAAAATATGGCAACAACATCAAAAAACGGGTATGAAATCCGTTCAGACCTATTAGGCTTGGCTAAATCATTAGTTGAGTTTAATTTTCAAGCACAAGTAAAAGAGTACGAGTACAACATCAAAAAAGAAGGCGACCAAGTAGTACAAGAGTTTAAAGCTCCTACTTATTCTGCTAACGACATTATTGAAGTAGCAAAGCAATTTAACGACTTTGTAACCAATAATGATTTCACAAAAACTGTACAAGAAAATATGACTAAAGCACAAGAAATGGCAAAACCATACGCTGAAGCATATCAAAATACAGTAAAGGCTTTCTTTCCAAATTTAAAGAATGGAAAGTAAATGTTACCGTATAATATTTGTGAAAACAAATGGTTAAGTAAAACCAAACAAAAGGTTAAGAATCATTACGATAGAAATAGTACCTTATACGTAGGTTATTTTTACATAACAATTTTAGCTCTTGTAGGTTTGGCTATTATAACATCATTTTCTAGTTTTTACTAATAATTGATTAATGGCCACTTCGGTGGCCATTGACAACTCACCTAAATTGTGATATAATTATATTATGAACTCAAAAGAATTTTCATTACAAATAGAAAAGATAGTACAAGAAAGAAAAGGTATATCTTATATGGATGCTATACTACGTTATTGTGAAGAAAATGAAATAGATCCAGGAACAGTTGCGCCTTTATTAACAAAGGCTTTAAAAGATAAAATTACAATAGAAGCACAGAATTTAAATTATATACCAAAGACAGGTCAATTGCCAGTGTAATATGTATGGGGGATTTGAAGTATTTAAAACTTATTTGGCGGTTAAATTACATTTTACCACTGATAGTTATGACTACCATAAATATGAAGGAAAGGTCAATTGTAAATTAGATACTTTTACGAAAAGAAATGATAGATATTTTTTTCACAAACTTAGCACCAGATACAATCAAAATGATATATTGGGCTTTTTTGTTAGTAATTTTTTATCTGATAGCAACAAGTGGGTAGGGAGTTTAATAAGAAATGATGGTCAAGATGTTTTTACAGATTGGAAGAAACGTAATGAATCTTTTGAATACTATTTTCGAAACGATTGCATTTACATTTCTAATGATTTTGATGTTAAGCACCTTTCTTTTGACAATGGTTTTAACGTTTTTGGTGGGCAGCATCCTAGATTTTTTCAATTGGTTTTATCAAAAAAAATATCTTACGAAAGTGCCATTGTTTTTAATCAAATTTTATCTTACAGTAAATCTTGGGATAAGCAGATTACTGAACAAGTTGTTTGGCCAATCCACTCCAAAAGGATAAAAAAATATACACCATTTGTTAATTATAATGAAACAAAATGTAAATTAATATTGAAAGAAATTTTTGTAAAATGAAAATGCAACTTGAAAGATGGATAGCCGCAGTATTTTTTATGATAAGCGGAATAATACAAGCGTCAGCTATAATTGCTTTACAGTGGTTTAGTTGGGTAGTAACACTGGTGGCAATTGCATTAACAATTAGAATATCTTTAAAAGATAAAGATAGAGCAAGAACGACTACACAAGTATTTTTTTTAGTGTTATCAACAATTGCTATATATAACTGGTTACAACATAAATAAAAATATGAATGACATAAGATTAACACAAATTATTAAAGATGTAGACAAAACTAAATTGCCAGACCACCGTTATAATCCTTATATGGCCGCTGTAGATGGTTTTAAAGAAAATGAAAGCCATTTTAAAAAAGAATTTAAAATGTTAGGTATTAAACTTTTTGTAAACATTTTAATTGTAATTGCTTTAATTTTAATATATTACATATACAGATAATGTCTAATGTCTTTTGCATTGGTAATGGTACAAGTAGAAAAAATTTCAACTTAGACAAACTCAGACCTCACGGTAAAATATTAGGTTGTAATGCTATATACAGAACATTTACACCTGATGTATTAGTAGCTGTTGACTATGGTATAATGCACGAAATATATCATAGTGGTTATTGTGAAAAAAACGAAACTTGGTTTAGAGATTGGAATAAAATACCTGCTGAAATGTTTGATTCAATGTTATATACAGGTTTATCTTTAGATGATAGAGAAAATGTGGTAAAATATGATATGATAAATCAAAACATAAGAACAGATCAAAATGAATATGTAATGCACGGAGCTAATTTAAAAGGCCTTGTTGAAATATTGCACAGAAATGAAAATAAAAAAGAAAAAAAGTTTATTAATCATAACAGTTGTTGCATTAGTTGGGTAAGAGATACAGATAAAACGCATAATTTAAAAGATATAATGTTAAATAAAGAAGGATTTTATACAGATTTTGGTTGGTCAGCAGGCCCCACTTCAGGTTATATTGCAATCAAATTATTTTCACCTAAAAAATTATATCTTATAGGACACGATTTATATAGTAATGATGATAGAGTTAACAATATGTATGCCGGTACTAAACATTATGTTATACCTGAACATAGTCCAACACCTTGTGTTAATTGGATTGACCAATGGAAAACATTATTTACTTGGGAACCTAATGTTCAATTTATAAAAGTAAATGAGTTTAATGATGATAGAGATAAAACAAATATGGCCATTAATGAATGGCACGGTAAACATAATATACGATATATTAACTTCCAACAGCTTGACAAAGAACTAGGACTGTGATATATTTACCTTATGTATATTAGAATATTAAATTATTTAATTAATAGACTTGAAAAACTACGAGATAGACTCAAATATCCTAAAGGTATTTCAGCTAAAGAGTGGGCAGCTCAACACAAAAAGTGGCGAGAAAAGAGTTATAAATAATACTGATAGCGATTATACAGCTAACACAAATACAAACATACGGAGAATACAATGGACTTTAATACATTAAAAACAAGTCACTCTAACTTTGATAAACTTACCAAAGCACTAGAGGCTAACCTCAATCCTGAGGATATTAATAAACAATCAAAAGACAAATATGCTGACGATAGAATATGGAAACCAGAACTAGATAAATCTGGCAGTGGTTATGCCGTTATTCGTTTCTTACCTGCTTCTGAAAAAGAAGAAATGCCGTGGGTAAGAGTTTGGTCTCACGCTTTCCAAGATAAAGGTGGTTGGTATATTGAAAACTCATTAACAACTTTAAATCAAAAAGATCCTGTAAGTGAAGAAAATACCAGATTATGGAATACAGGTGTTGAATCTGATAAAGAAATAGCAAGAAAAAGAAAAAGAAAATTATCTTACTATTCTAATATATTAGTGGTAAGTGATCCTGCTCATCCAGAAAATGAAGGCAAAGTATTCATATTCAAATATGGTAAAAAAATATTTGATAAGATTACAGAAGCGATGCAACCAGCATTTGAAGATGAACAACCAATTAACCCATTTGATTTTTGGAAAGGTGCAAACTTTAAACTAAAAATCAGAAAAGTTGATGGTTATTGGAACTACGACAAATCTGAATTTGAGCCTGTTAAAGCAATTGCTGATAATGATGAAAAAATTAAAGCAATATGGTCTAAACAGTATGCTCTAACCCCTTTCTTGGCCCCTAGTAATTTTAAATCCTATGATGAACTCAAAGAGAAACTGAATAGGGTAATTACGGGAACTAGAAGTACTGGAACAGTTGAAAGTGCCGAACTCCCACCGGTTAAATCCAACGGTTCAGTAAAAAGTAATGGTAAAACTACTCAATCTGCTGTTGATGATGACGATACGTTATCTTACTTTAGTAAATTGGCGGATGACGAGTAATCTCTCTCTTTACACATAACTTTGATGGTGGCCAGAAATGGCCATCATTTTTAAATTGGTGCAGTATTTAAATTTATAAAAGAACGATCAAAATTTGTAGGTTCCATACTCATTACTTGTGTATTAGAAGCATTTACATTACTATTGGATATATTAGGTGCTACCACTGTATTACTTGCAGGTTTTTGTTCGTTTAATTCTGCGTTTTCTCTAGTATATTTATTTAATTCAATTCTCTCTTTAGTCGTCATTAATCTTCTATCAATACCTTGAACAGGTGCAAATTTAGGTGCGGATACTTGGTCAGCTTTGTAATCTGGCCTAGGTGCAACTTCATTCCCTTCGTTATCATATAATTTATTAAAATCATCACTAGGTGCTGATTTCATATCTTTAAAATTAAATTTTTCTTGTTTGGTAACTCCTTGTATATTACCTTTTCCATTTTCACTTGACATATTATTAGGTGCGGCAGTTTTATTAGGATCTCCTATTTCTTCATTTTTTTTATCATCAGATTTTAATAAACTAAATGGCCATATTTTACTAATACTATCAAATATATTAGCAAAAAAATCAATTACTGATTTTATAACTTTATATAAAGTGTAAATAATAACACCTATTCCAATAGCAATTAAAACAAATTTTATAAGAGGCAATAATAATGCCATAAATCCCATAGCAACTTTACCGACAATACCAGCTAATTTACCAAAACCTTTAAATAAATCACCACCTAATTGTGTTATTTCTTTACCAAAAGATTTTATTTGTCTAAATGCTTCACCTACTGTTTGATCTAATGGGCCAGAAACTCTTTGATT